CAGGACGAATGAGCAAGTCTCCCAAGACAACCATGAGCGCAGACGACTTCAGGGCGTGGGCGCTGGCTATGGTCGAAAAGGGCATCGTGCAGAGGGAGGCAGACCTCCCCGCCCTGCTTGGGATCACCCGGCAGGGGTTCTGGCTGATGAAGAAGCGTGGCGCTGACTGCAGGACGGATTTCGCCTGCGGGGCGCTCTTCATGAAGCGAAAACCATGGTCCAAAACAGCGTCTACGGGTACGGCACCGACGTCGACCTGAGAGCTTTTTGATGGCCCAAAAACGGGCTATTCGACCTGAAAATTAGGGGCCATTTGGCCCCTTTTTTACGTTTTTCGGGCACTGACCTCGAGAGCGGTGTTAGCAGAGGGCAGGAGGGGCAAAAACGTCGGTGTTAGTACTAACATCGATCAAAGTTTACGGGGGGTCTGCTAACACCGCTGGAAGGCGTAAACCCTTGTAAAATATAATATATATATATGATTATATATCACTGTTATCAGTGTTTACTCTATCTCTATGTTCTCAGATAAAAGGGTTTTAATAGGGGCTCTAAAAGGGAGGGGCTAACACCGCTAACAGTGCTAACACCGATCCCGACAAAAATGGGGGGACGAGGGGTCGGGCGAGGGGTGCGGAGAGAGGGGGGTGCATTGGCATGCCCGGCACGCTATATTCGGGGCAACAAGGAGGCCGATATGGCAACCCCACGGAAGAAGCCGGAAGACCGCCTGCCGCTCGGTCGACCGTCAGCCTACAAGCCCGAGTTTTGCGAGATAGCGATTGCGATGGGGCAGGACGGCGCGTCGAAGGTCGACATCGCCGATGCGCTCGATACCACTGTAAAAACAATTTACAATTGGATGGCGCAGTATCCAGAATTTCTACGCGCTATGGAACGTGCCGAGCAAAAAGCTGAGGTATGGTGGGCAGAGCAGGGCAAGAAGGCTTTGTGGACGCCGGGCTTCAATTCGTCGGTTTGGTCCCGCTCGATGGCTGCCCGTTTTCCGAAGTCTTGGCGCGAGAACAAGAGCGTTGAACTCAGCGGCAAGCATGGCGCGCCCATCGAGATGGACGTGACCACGACGCTGAGCATCGATCACCTCTCTGCACGTGCGCTGGATGCCCTCGAGGAGGCGCTGGAGATCATCGCTGAGGGCGAAGAGATCGACGAGGTGGAGGAAGACGACGGCGAGGACGACGAGGGTTTGGCGAACTGATCCGACTACTCGGTGAGGCTGGCGTTGTACGCGGCAAGGCCGAGCTTGATCAGGCGCCGCACGGCGTCGGTGCGCTTGAGCCCTGTCTGAGCAGCGTACTGGTCGATGGCATCGCCCAATCCGGGGCGCACCATGACGTTGACCTGCACGCCGATCCCGATGGCAGGGCGGCCTCGTTTTTTTCTCGAATTATTCGCTTGCGTTGTCATGAGCTATCCTCTAGAACAAACCCATAGGCGCAATCAAGTGCCACAACACGGATAAGAGACCATCATGACCAGCCAGTTCCGTAACCACTCGCTCGCCCAGCTTGCCGACCTCTACGGCGACCTCGACGTCCAGATCAAGGCGCTGACCGAGGCCAAGGCCGCCGTGCGCGCTGAGTTCGAGGCTCGCAACGCTGCCGCAGACCGCATCGACGGCGAGACCTTCTACGTGAATTTCGCCCTGCGCGAGACCAAGACGCTCAACAAGAAGGCCGTTGAGGCTGAGCTTGGCGCCGACTGGATCGCAGCGAACAGCAAGTCGACGGCGTCGGTCGTCCTGACCGTCAACGTCATCAAGGCAGCCCTCGCAAAGAGGGCGTAGCCTGCGGGCGCCCGGCTCTGGAGATGTCGGGCGCTCCCACATTTGGGAGGGATGTGCGCAGCATTCACCCAAAAAACGCGTCCGGGGCTCTTTCCCTCGGAACTCCGGACGCGTCAATCCAATTACCTGATCCCCACCTGCTGGGGGGGCGTCATGGTGGCCCGGCTTATCCCCCGGGTTTTGCAGCAGGGCTGTTAGACGGCGAGTGGGCAATAACCCCGTCAGCCGGTGGACCCCTTACTCCTCGGGTCGCGACCGGCACCTTCACTGGGAGAGAAGTATGACCGATGCCGGGAACCGCCTGATAGGCGCGATGAAGGAGGCCGTGGAGATCGCGAAGGGGACGATCCCCGCCGCTCGCATCTGGCATAACGGCTGGCCCTACGTGCCGCAGCCCCGCTCAATAGACGAGGCGATCATCGCTGCCGCCGTTATCTTCGATGAGGAAGTCTGGCACCTGCCGTCTCCAGCCCGGCATCATCATGTGCTCTGGGCAATCGATCAGGTGCATCCGGGGCGTGCCATTGAGGCGCACGTTCAGGGCTTCTTGACAAACACGGGCCGGTTCGTTGAACGCGAGCAAGCGGCACGGATAGCTTCGATGGCGGGGCAGGTCGAAAAGCTCAGCGCTCCGCCCCACCTGTTTTCGGAAGACCTGTGGTAGCACCTCACCCCTCACGGAGAACGCCAGAAATGATCACCGACGACTACTACGTCGACAAACTGTACGCCGAGATTTATAAAAAGGACGCCGAGATCGCCCGCCTCAACGCCGAGGTTTCGCGGCTGATCGGGCTGCTGGAGATGAGCGGGCGGCTGATGAAGCTGCTGGAGGCACGGGGCCGTCCAGCCATGGTTTTGGCTTCGCCCGACGCTAAGACAGAACCGAAAACCAATGGAGAGACCCCGTGCCTGACGTAGCAGATTACATCGAACGCGTTCACGATCAGGTGGACATGATGCGGATCACCGCCAAGCTGATGCAGTCGGCGGAGGATGGCGAAAGGTTTGAGTTGGGGACGCATGGCCCGATCCTGCTCGTCACCTTTGCTGGCATGATGAACAACATGGCCAACAGCATTCAAGAGAACCTGAAGGATCTCGACCTCGCCATCTCGATCTCGGGGCACCACAAGACGTGAAGCTGGTTCGCCACCCGACCATCGCCAAGCTAACAGGAAGCTCTGCCCCGATTGACGTCGAGGCGGAGCTTGATCGTATCCGCAAGCGCAAGTGCGAACTGTCCCTGTCGGCGTTCGTGAAGCAATCGTGGTCGATCATCGAGCCCGGTCAGGCATACGTCCACGGCTGGCACATCGACTTCATCTGCTCGCATCTGGAAGCCATCACCAACGGGCATGTGCTCGACGATGGGACGCCGTACAATCGTCTGTTGGTAAATGTTCCGCCCGGTACTATGAAATCGCTCCTCATTGGCGTGTTCTGGCCCGCGTGGGAGTGGGGCCCTCGCAACATGCCGCACCTGCGCTATGTGTGCGCCTCCCACTCTCAGGATCTAGCGGTGCGCGACGGGCTCCGCATGCGGCGGCTGGTTCAGTCCGAGTGGTACCAAAAGCACTGGGGCGACCGGGTGAAGCTGACCGGCGACCAGAACCAAAAGACCAAGTTTGAAAACATGGCCACGGGGTTCCGTCAGGCCGCTGCCGCCGGATCGATCACGGGATCTCGAGGCGACCGGGTGATCATCGATGACCCGCTGTCGGTGGATGGCGCCGCGTCTGAGGCCGTGCGTACCAGCACTAACACATGGTTTCTGGAGGCCGTCCCGACCCGCCTGAACAACCCCAAGTTATCCGCCATCGTCGTGGTGATGCAGCGCCTGCACGAGGAGGACGTGTCGGGCGTGATCCTCGAGAAGGATCTGGGATACGATCACATCATGCTGCCCATGCGCTACGACCAAAGCCGCGCCATGCCGACGGTGCTGGGCTATGCGGACCCTCGGGAGATAGACGGGGAGCTTTTGTTCCCGCAGCGGTTCCCTGTCGAGGTCGTGGGTCGCGACGAGAAGGCGATGGGTCCATACGCGACCGCAGGGCAGTTTCAGCAGACGCCAGAGCCTCGAGGCGGCGGCATCATCAAGCGGGAGTGGTGGCAGCTGTGGGATCACGACGTGTACCCGGCCATGGACTACGTCGTGGCCAGCCTCGACACCGCCTACACCGAGAAGACCGAGAACGACATGTCGGCCCTGACCGTGTGGGGGATATTCTCCTCTGACACTGTGGCCACCCCGACCAAGGTGGTCTCACGCAACGGTACGCTGTACGAGATGGCGATCAACGAGGGGCGCTCCTACGCGGAGCAGCACGCGAAGCTGGTCATGATCTCCTCATGGGCTGACCGGCTCCCCCTGCACGAATTGGTCAACAAGGTTGCCCTAACGTGTAAGCGCATGCGGGTGGACCTGCTGCTCGTCGAAGGCAAGGCATCGGGAATTTCGGTGGCTCAGGAGCTTCGGCGCCTCTACGGGGGCGAGGATTTCGGGGTGCAGTTGATCAACCCCGGGGCTCAGGATAAGATGGCCCGCCTGTATTCCGTCCAGCACCTGTTCGCGGAGGGCATGATCTACGCCCCCGATAGAGCGTGGGCCGATCAGGTGATCACCCAGTGCGCGCAGTTCCCCCGCGCGAAACACGACGACCTCGTGGATACCGTGTCTCAGGCGCTGCGCCACATGCGGACCAATGGCCTGCTGACCCGATCCGTTGAGCATTTGCAGCAGATCGAGGAAAGCTCCCGCGCAAAACCAGCGATTAAGCCCCTTTACGATGTGTGACGGGCTGGGTATGGAATGTGGGTTGTTTGATCTCCTCCTTTGAAGCACTCGGCGCGCCCTAACCGGTGCGCCTTTTTTCTTTCGTCGCTGCGTGTTATCGTCGCTCAAATTTCAGTCGGGAATGCAAACATGGCCTTGACCCCCGGTCTCTCCCCCTCTCTTCGCCTCGTTGACCCTGAGAGGGACGAAACCACCACCCATGTTGGCGACACCGAGATCGTTGTCGAGGACGCCGACGAGGGGTCCGACACGCCGGATTACGACGAAAAGGGAAACATCCTGAGCATCGAGCACCCGGATGGCTCGATCACGGTGTCACTGGACGGTCGACCGGTCGAGGACGCGGCCAACGACGACAACCTTGAAGGCTGGTTCGATAATCTGGTCGACAAAATCGATGCCATGGAGCTTAGCCGCATTTCTGAGGATCTGCTGCGGGGCGTCGAAGAGGACATCACCAGCCGCACGTCGTGGATCCAAGAGCGCGCCAGCGGGCTGAAGCTGCTCGGCTTGCAGATTGAGCTTCCGGGTACGCAGGGTACCGCTGATGGCGCCCCTGTGGAGGGCATGAGCCGTGTGCGGCATCCCCTGCTGCTGGAAGCCGTGCTGCGCTTTCAGGCCAATGCCCGGTCAGAACTGCTGCCGACCGACGGCCCGGTGAAGATCCGCGAGGACAACAACAACGCAGACCTCCATTCAGATCAGCTTGCCAACGCGCTCGAGCTTGATCTGAACCACTACCTGACCTCGACGGCGACGGAGTACTACCCGGACACCGACCGCATGCTGTTCATGCTTGGCTTCGGTGGATCCGCGTTCAAGAAGATCTATTTCTGCCCGCTGCGCGGTCGCCCTGTGTCCGAGAGCGTGGATGCCGATGACCTGATCGTCAACAATTCGGCTACTGACCTTGGGAACGCCAAGCGTGTCACCCACCGGATCATGATGCGGGCGAGCACCGTGCGCCGGATGCAGATCCTCGGCGTGTACAAGGACGAAGACCTGTCGACGCCCAATGAGCAGAAGCAGGACAGCGTCCGCGATCAGAAGAAGGCCATTCAGGGCATCATGCCCAACTCCATTCGTCCGGATGATCGAGATCGCGAGATCTACGAGATCTACGGCGAGTTGGATATCCGTGGGTACGAGCACAAGCGTAAGGGAAAGGTTACGGGTCTCGAGATCCCGTACATCATCACCGTCGACGTGTCGTCCCGCAAGGTGCTGTCCGTCGTCCGGAACTACGACGAAGAAACCAAGGAACTGCCAAGATCCCGGCAGAACTTCGTGGCGTACCAGTTTGTGCCCGGGCTGGGCTTCTACGGCATCGGGCTGCTGCACATCCTCGGCAACACCACCAACGCTGTGACCGCCGCGTGGCGTGAGATGTTGGACGCTGGCATGTTCGCCAGCTTCCCCGGCTTCCTGATGGCCGACACTGGCGCCCGCCAGAACACCAACATTTTTAGGGTTCCGCCCGGTGGTGGTGCGCTGGTGAAGACGGGCGGCATGCCCATTGGCCAAGCCATCATGCCCCTGCCGTACAAGGAGCCGTCTCAGGCCCTGATGGCTCTGGTCGAGAACATGGCCCAGACGGGCATGCGGATCGGCGGCACATCCGAGATGCAGGTCGGCGAGGGCCGCGCCGATGCGCCGGTCGGCACCACGCTGGCCATGATCGAACAGTCCACCAAGGTGCTAAATTCGGTCCATAAGCGCATGCATGCAGCGCAGGCGCAGGAGTTCACCCTGCTGGCGCGGTGCTTCAAGGAGCACCCGGAGAGCTTCTGGCAGACTAACAATCGCCCGGCATACCCGTGGGACGAGCAGACGTTCCTCATGGCGCTGGAATACGTCGACGGGCTGATGGTTCCGCAGGCGGATCCCAACACCGCCAGCCACGCGCAGCGTGTGATGAAGATTATGGCGCTGAAGCAGCTGCAGGCGGCGAACCCGACCATGTATGACCCCATCGCGGTCGACAGGGCGGCGCTGCAGGCGATTGGCTGGAACAACCCAGAGCAGTTCATGGCTCCCCAGTCGGCTCAGGGCAAGCCCCCGCCGGAAATGCAGCAGGCCATGGCCAAGGCTCAGGTCGAGAAGCAGGACGCCGACACCAAGTCGTTCGCGGCTAAGTCCAAGGCTCAGACGGACATGATCCGGGCTCAGGCAGACATGGTGAAGGCTCAGCAGCAGCCCCAGCAGGGTGCTGGTCTGGCGCCGCAGGATCCGTTCAAGGAGAAGCAGCTTGCCCTGAAGGAGCAGCAGATGCAGTTCCAGCAGGCCCGTGCTGCGGCTGACGATCAGAACCGTGACTTGGACAGGCAGGCTGACGTAACCATGGAGAAGATGCGGCTCGAGGGGGACGCCATCAAGGCGTCGTCCGAGCACGCCCATAAGCGCGGGCTGGCAGGCGACAAGATCTTGGCCGAGCACATCCGCCACGCCCATGAGCTATCTGCCCGCACCTCTGGTGAAGGCACTGAGATATGAAGAAGATCACCCGCAAGGCCCTCCTGACCGCAAAGGCGTATCGCCCCGGGAAGGCAGGCGGGGGCCTTCTTGGCGGTTACACCGACCCCAAGACCAAGAACCTCGAGGATTGGCAGTGGAAGCCGCTTGCGGACG